ATTTTTAAATTCTTTGTTATTTTTGCAAGAATCTACATCTATCAAAATACTAGCAGGTTCTAATTTTAATCCACTCACAGTATGAGATGTTTGACATCCAAATCTGGATTTAAGAGCTGTTTTATCTAATTTTTTAAACCCATTTTTATCTTCTGTTTGTAATTCCAAATACTCAAAACCTTTGTTTGTCTTTCTTATAATTGCCGCATGTCCTCCAGTTGCTAAATAGTATTCTTTATCTTTTTTAGCAAAGGTAAGTAATTCTTTCACAGCTTTAAAATCATTAGTATTTTTTGTTATTTTACTTTGAACGTCATCTAAGTTAGCGATTTCCACTATACTTCTTGTTGAAGCAAAAATATTCATAGACTTTCCGCCTCTAAAATCCAAAACATCATATCCATTTCTATTTCCTATGTATGCGAATGCAACTGATGAACATGACCCACCAGTTTTATCTCCTCCACCTAATTTTTTGATTATTTCTTCTGTTGTTAATTCTTTTTGTAGTTTTTTAACCTCATTATACTCTACTTTATCATTTTGAGCCCATGCCATTGTAAAAGTATTAGGTATTGGCTCTTTACTATCTTTAGTTATACTCCTATTTTCATTGTTTGTCAATGATTCATTATCATTGTTATCTTTTTCTCCTATTTCTTCTTTACCTTGTTTAACTAAACTTTCATAATCAATAATCGTAATAGTTGTACTTCTGCATCGTGGATGCATTGGTGGATAATTAAGTCCTACTGCAATTTTTTTTATTTCAAATACTTCTCCATGAAGCTCAGAACAAATTTGACTGGTCCTGCTATCTAATGTAGCACTGAACTCATATTTTTCTATTCCAGCTTCTTTATATCCGTCCAAAGTAGCTTGATTTAAAGTATAATTAACTTCTGTTCTTAAAAGTCTTTCAACATCATTTTTTTTAGCTGTTTCAAACCTTTTAGAAACTCTTTTAGTCATAGTCTGTAAATTAATGCCTTGTATCATTCCATTAACTATTTCTTGTTTTACAGTTTGAGCCAATTTATCAGTATTACTCCAAATTCTTTCAGAGAAGTTTGAACCACTCCAAGGTCTATCTAAAACAGCTTTTATTTTATCTCTACTTACGATAGCATTAATTCCTAAATCTTTCGTTACTTCTATAAAGGTATCTCTATAAACTGATGTTAAAGCATCCTTAGCACTATCTTCAACTCCAAAGATAAGTTTTACCATTTCCATATCAACTTGTGCTCTAAGACTATCTAAGTGGCTCATACGACTTTTAGCAGATAATGTTTCAATTTCTAAATAAAGTTTTTTAGCTTCCAAAGGTGCAGTTCTTAAAAGTTTATTATATTCAGCCATATAATCATGTAAATCTTTTTTCCAAACCTTATATTCATCACCTTTTAAAAGGTTCAAAGCATCGTGATAACTTAAATTATTATCTTTCATATAAGTTGTACCTATTCTACTAAGTTCTTTATTTATATTTTGCTTAGCCTTTTCAAGTGCAATCTTATACTCTTTTTCAATATCTTGTATAGTGGTAAATGCCTTAGCTTCTCTTTTAACTTGTCTTTCTTCCCAATAATCTCTATTCTTTTGAGCCATTAGCACCAACTCCAATTGGAGTATTCATATCTTTTTCTGCATTGATATCTTCTTCTGCTTTTATTTTTTCAAGTTCAACTTTTGCATCTTCTATAAAAGGCAAAATAGATAAGATAGTTTCATGTGATACCATTCCTTGTAATTTTTGGGCTGTATCTGCTGCTTCAACTAAATTCTTTGGAACATTTCTAGTAAAGACTTTTTGAATGTCCTTTGGACTAATTTTTAAATTATAGAAATCTATCATAAGTTGTAATCTTTGATTAATTGCCTTTTTGAAATACATTTCCTTTTGTGCTGCTAATTGCTCTAGTGCTAATAATTTATATCCAAGTGCAACTCCTGAACTGTTCCCACTGAACTCTTTATCTTGCATGTCAGGTATCATAGAAAATTTATGAATATCTTGGTTTAACCTATTTTTATTATTTTGAGCATAGCTATCATTTACTTGTTTAACAAGCCACTTAGCATCTCCTTGTTCATTAACAAGCATAGCTTTATTTTTATTCATTTTCTCTATTGTTTCTTCATCAGTTCCACCCATATTGATTAAGACTAAATATGCATCTGTAAAATCTTTCATATCATCAATAGCAGTTGAAGTAGCTTCATTATAGCCATCTATCAAAGAAATTACATTTTTAAAATCTCCATTAGCCCTTTTATTGTTTAAAAATTCAATAATTGGAACTTGATTAAACCCATGTAGTTTAGTAACTCCTGTTACAGTTGGGACTTCTTTTTTATCACTATCGGATAAAAATTCATAAGTTGTAACATTTGTACTGTCATAAACTTCTAATTTATAAACCCATTTATCTTCTTTATTTTTAGTTTTATCCCATCTAACAGCTGCAGTTATTTCTTTTTTTACTGTGTCATCTCTTAAAATAAAACAATCCCTTGGGTCTACAACTACATTTCCAATAGTATTATCCACATTTTTATACCAAAGCTCGTAAGATTTCCCAAACACACTTAAATTAGATGCATGTTCAAAGTTTTCTTGCTGCTCTTCTTCCGTTGCTAAATATTCAGATAATTTTTCAAAATCTTTCTTGAATTTATCATCTTGCAAAGCATAAGAGATTGGTTTTCCTAAGAAATAAGCTGTTGCAATAGTTGTAATATACTCAGGATAAGCATTAATTAATTTAGTATCTTTTTTCTTATCACTTCTATCTTTCTTGTTTAAAATATTATGTTTTCCACTGTAATAATCTTCCATTTTTTGTAGTTCAGGTAGCTCATCTTTTATAAATGCTTCCAGTGCTTCCTTTAATTCCTGTACATCCATTAGTCCTCCTTCCTACCTTATTCCTAAGGCAGTTCTATCTATTGTTCTTAACTCATTTCTATTTACCATTTTTTCAGCAATACCAGTTAAAGTATCTGGTCCATCATCATGTTTATTTTTTCCTTCCTTTTGATAAGAAATAATATCCTTTGCAAATTCTGGCCATTTATTTTTCCAATCAACTGGCATATAGATATTTGCATTAACCCAAGCACTATTTGATAATATTCTTGCAATCTTATTTCCACTTTGATGGAACCACTTAATAACTGTTTTATAATTTCCTTTGTCTCTTGTTATTCTCTCAATATTTCTTGCAAATGCTCTACCTCCATTGTTGCTTTCTATATCTGCAATATTTACATTAAATTTCTTATAGCTTTCTGCAACCATAGGTTCTGTTATCTCCATAGCTTCTTTGGTATAGATAACATCTAAAATATAAGCACTATCCTTGCAATCTGCATAAATTATATTACATAAAAAATCTTCTCCTGTGTCGGCAGTATCACAATATGAAGCAATTTTTACCCTTTTTTCTTTTGGTAAATCAACATAAGTTTTAAATTCACTGTATAATCTACCCTTTAAGTCAATAGGTTCTTGCTGGTAGTTAGCTGAGGCAATTTCTGGTCCCATTGCTCTAGCTTTTGATAAATAAGATTTATAACTTAATATTTCATCACAAAGCATAGTACCTTTATTATCTTGAACTGCTTTCATTTTGATATGTTTAATCTTTTTACCTTCTGCCTTATAGTGCTCTATTGCTCTTCCAGCTAAATCACCACTAACCCAACGAGTCATTATAATTATTATCTTTCCACCTTCTTCTAATCTTGAAAGCATTGTTTGTGCATACCATTCCCAATGTTTATCTAAAACATTAGCATTGTAAGCCTCTTCTGCATTTTTTATTAAGTCATCTATAATCATCAAGCTACAGCCAAATCCTGTTGCTGTTCCACCAGGTGCAGTTGCTAGATAGTTGTTATAACCACCCTCTAAACTCCAAAGGTTCATAGCACCATCACCTTGTTTTATACTTACACCAGGAAATATATCTGAAAAAACTATTTTATCTTTATCAGCTTTTACCTCTTGAATAGTGTTTCTAACATTCTTAGAAAATGTAGTTGATAAGGTTTCGTTATAACTTCCTGTCATAATTTTTGCATTTATATCTCTACCAAGTAACCATTCTACTAAGTTTCCTACTGTTCTTGACTTTCCATGTCTAGGTGGAAGGTTTAAAATAAGAACTTCATCATCACTTGTAAGAAAATTCTGCAAGTCATTACATAAGTCAACTAAAAATTGTCTTTCGTATTTATAGAAGTTAGGAGCTTTTAAATAACAATAAAAAAAGAACTCACGTCTTGCAAGTTCTAATTTTGCTCTTCTTATTGCTTCTCTATTTATCTCCACCAAATATCACCTTTTTTAGTTCATCTGTGGACAATCCTTTAAATGGATCCTCTGTTTTTAATTCTCCTTTAACTTCTAACTTTTCAGTAAACATTCCCAGATGTCTACCTAGCATTT